CATCGCCATGATGGAAGGACTGGTGGCTTCTGTTGCCGTCACGCCGTTTGCCAACGGAGGTCTGGTGTACGGACCGACCCTTGCCCTTATGGGAGAGTATGGCGGTGCAAGTTCTAATCCAGAAGTAATAGCACCGCTTGATAAGCTGAAGTCCTTGATAGGCGATGCCGGGGGCGGGTTCAACGGCAGGCTTGAGGCAAGGCTTAAAGGACGGGACATCGTGATTGCCTTGGCCAACGAAACGCGTATCAACAGGAAGAAGACAAACATAAAGCTATAAGACCTATGTATATATACGGACATTTCTACAACGAGCATAACGAACGTATCGAAGTACATATCCTCACGCTGGGCGACAGGACGACGGAGGTTGAGATTGGTGCCGAGGGTAGCGATCTTGACTGGACCGATGACCCCGTGGACATCACGAGTGAGGTAAGCGACACCTTCGACGTGCTGCTGCGGCAACAGGCAAGCGTGCGACTGCTCACCAAGAACTTCGTGCCAGACTTCTTCTGTGCCTCGTGCAGGGATGCGGTGGTGAACATCTACCGAGAAGGGAAATGTTTGTTCGCCGGCTTCGTGGAGCCACAGACCTACTCGCAGGGCTACAACGAGGAACAGGACGAGATCGAGCTGAGCTGCATTGATGTGCTGACTGCGCTGCAATATGCGAAGTACGGCAATGTGGGTGCGCTGGGTGTGCTGTACGGTGTGGTTAAATCCTCGGCGCGCCAACGTACTATGCTTGACATCATCAAGGAGATAATGGGGAATATGACGGCTGGGCTTGACATCAAGGGCGGTCATTCCCTGCGCTGCCTCTATGACGGCAGCCGTGCCGTGGACAGCCTGACGGCGAACAGGCACGCCGTGTTCGGTCAGCTCTCAGTGAGCGAGCTGCTGTTCCTCGGCTCTGATGAGGACGAGGTATGGCAGCAGGACGAGGTGTTGGAGGAAATACTGAAGTACCTGAACCTGCATATCGTCCAAGAGGGCTTTACCTTCTACATATTCTCTTGGGAGAGCGTGAAGGGGAACGACAGCATATACTGGCGCGACATCGTCAGTGGCGAGCGTATGTCGATGAACCGCCAAGCCGTGGACATCGCCACGGGGAATGTTACGGGAACGGACACGACTATCAGCGTGGGCGAGGTGTATAACCAGATATTGCTCACCTGCAAGATAGAGAGCGTGGAGAGTGTCATCGAAAGTCCTCTGGACGATGACCTGCTGAAAAGCCCCTTCAGCAACAAGCAGAAATATATGACGGAATACAGTTGCGACGGTGAGGGGAAAAGAGCCATCGGTGCTTTTGATGCAATAACACACGGCAATCCGACGGATTATGACGGTGCGAAAACCACGGACTGGTTCATGCAGGTGATGGGTAATACACAGTGGTCATTTCCAAGGAATGGCAAGGGGGACCTGATGGACCTGTACTGCTCGGACAACCGGAATCAGCAGGCACTTCCCAACATACTCGGAACGGAGCCGGGCACGGCGATAGTAGCCTTGGGTAAGGTTGAAAGGAAGAGCGCGGGTACAGATAACTCACCCGTGTCGAAGGTGTCTATGACGAACTACCTCGTCGTGAGCGTGAACGGCAACGGTGAGGACAGGGACGAGAATAGGGTATATCCGAATGAAGCCACGCTCAGAGCCGGCATACCCTGTGCGGTATATAATGGAAACACTACAGGCGGTGTATTCTCTCCCTCGGACGAGAAGACTACTAACTACATCGTACTGAGTGGCAAGGTAGTGCTGAATCCCGTGATGGCAGTAACAGACACTTTCAAGGCCATATACAACTACAAGCCTACATCGGTGTATAATCCACTGAGTGGCGGCATCTACCAGTGGTGGCACCGGACTGTACCAAGCCGGAACAACGGAGATGGTCGCTATTACACCCAGCGTTGGTGGCGTGCGGAAACGCCCGGCACGGAACCCCAGTGGGACGAAACCACTGCACACGGACTGGTTCCCTTCACGGAGACGGGACCAGAGGAGTATGAGTTCAAATACAGTGCCATCGGCGACAGCAGCGACCAGATTTCCAAAATCGGCGTGCTGGCATGTATGCTCATCATCGGGGATAAGTGTGTGGTGGAGAAAGGGACTGCCGGACAGCCGGGCGACTTTGAATGGAGAAAATACAAGCCTTTGGATAAATGTGCAAACGAGGACGAATATTACCAGCAGTGCTTTACGATAGGCTTTGATCCTAAAATCGGGGACAAACTGATCGGTACGAAGTTCGACCTGCAGAACAACATCAGCTACGAACTGGGCATTGATACAGAGGGCACAGCTATCCCCATCAGGAAAAAGGACAGGGTCAGCGGACAGGTCAAGTTCATGATTTTAGGTCCTGTAAACTCAACATGGGACGTGATAACACGCCGGCACCCTACATTCTTCCGACATACGAAATGGGGCAGCAGCACGATACCTCTGCTTGCGCATGTGAGCAGTATCTTCGTGGAATCCTTCGAGGTCAAGGTGTACAGCGACAATGGACTGGTGAACAATACCGGGGACAACGACATTGTGTATATGAGCGACACGAAGGAACGTTTTGTGAACAGGAAAGACGACGTGGAGTTCAGGATAAGTTCTGCGCTGACTTCTTCGGAGAGCCGGAACCTTGGAGTTACGGACAGCGTGAAGATGAGTACACCGATGAATACGGAAACGGGCGAGGGCGTCCTGTCCGTGTATGACCACGTGCGAAAGGAAGCCGGTAAGCCCGAACAGTTCTATGTGGACAGCTATTATAAAGAATACCACGAACCGCGCATACAGATGGTTCAGAAGCTGGTGGACACCGATGGTGGTATCGTGGATATGTTCTCCCATTACCGGCATCCTGCCATGAACAGGGCATTCTTTGTACAGGGCGTGAGCCGGAACCTTGAATCGGGTGAGGCGGAAATGACATTGAAGGAGATAGAGCGATGATAGACGTCAAGATAATCAGGAAACCGAAAAACGAGGGAACTGCTCCGGCCATCAAGACGGGTGGTACCGCATACGGGGGAATGGCTGTGAAGGAAGCAGCGCATGCAGCCAAAGCCGATATAGCGGAACAGGCAAAGGAGGCAGCGCATGCGGCAGAGGCTGATCATGCCAAGAAAGCTGACCTGTCAGGCAATGCGGAATGTGCCAAATATGCGGAAGAAGCAGGACATGCCAAGGAAGCTGACCACGCAAAAATGGCAGATGACTCCGACCGGTGGGACAACCGGCAGTTTGATGACTATATGGATCAGCCGGTACGCAAGGGCGACCATGTGCAGTTTGCTTCCGTGGAAACGGACAGCATCCGCAGTGCTGGAACATTTGTTGACGGACTGCTTGGCGAGGGCTTTAAGTTGTGGAGAGATGAAGATGGTGTAACCTATCTTTGTATCGACAAACTGACGGTACGGCAGACCATGACGGTACTGGAGCTGCTCATCGAGAAGATGCGCAGCGTAGGCGGTATGATCTGCGTGAGCGCGGCCAATGGCAAGATAAAGGCAGTCAGCGAACAGGACGGCTCCTATTACATAGAGTTTGAACAGGACAACACCTTCGAGGCACACGACCTGATGCGCTGCCAAACCTTCAGTGGTGGGCAGATGAAGCATTATTGGGTAGAGGTTGCTGAAACGGATACCAAGGGTGTGAAAATAGCCAAGACGGAATTCACAGGAGCACTTCCAGAGGTCAGCGACGAGGTGGTGCTGATGGGAAATACCGAGAATAGGCAACGGCAGAACATCATTCTCATTTCAGCCACGGAGGACGGCCAGCCACGCATCGACGTGATGGACGGTGTGAAGGCAAAGAACTTCAAGGACTGTCTGCGTGCCCGTCTTGGCAACCTTGACGGCATCAATGATGCCCGTTTTCCTGCAGACAACCAACCACGCGGAAACGGTCTGTACAGTGATAATGCCTATCTGCGCGGAACCTTCCTGCTTGTTACGGGTGAGGACATCAAGACAAAGTTCGAGATAACCGAGGGCAAGATAGCAAGCAGCGTGAGCGCGCTGCGTCAGGACTTTGCCACCGACAAGGGCTATCTGAACAATCCGAGCTTTGACGAGGGGCTGTCCAAGTGGCTGACCGAGAACGAGACGGTGTTCTGGCTGGTGGGCAACAAATGGATATGGGCCAACGGCAAGGTGCTCACGAAGAAAGGCGACGGTGCCAGCGTTACGAAAGATGACGGGCGTGTCGTGGTGCGTATCAGGAACAAGTACATCACACAGAAGAACGCCAGCCTGAAGAGCGTGCCACCTATGAACACGAATAGCAACGGCAAGAAGGAAGCCCTGCCCGTATACCTGAGCTTCTTCTACCGCTGCGCAAGAGAGGGTACGCTGAAGGTGAGGTTTGAGAATGTCGATAAGACAGGCTTTGAGAACTTCAACTCGCTGGAGGTAGAGGAAGAACTTGTACCTACCAACGGCTACAAGCAGTACACCTGCAATGGGCTTTGGAACGGCACGGGCGACTTCAAGCTGAGCTTCACAGGTGACATATACCTCTACATGCTCATCTTGAGCACGGACAAGATAGAGAGCCTGACCTACAAGTACAGGACACTGTTCGAGCAAAGCGAGAAACTCGTAAAAATAGCAGCACAGAATTTCGATAAGGACGGTCGTGTGCTTGCCGAGAGTGGCATCATGGTAAAGGCTGAAGGTAGCGGTATCTATGCACAAGGGCCCGACGGGAAACTGGCACTCATCGGTGTAGCGGTGGAAGAGACCGATGCCGAAGGACACACGAGGACCGTCATCAAGCTGCTTGCCGACAATATCAAGCTGGAGGGACTGGTAACGGCAAACAGGAATTTCAGGATACTCCCCGACGGCAGTATTGAGGCAAAGAACGGAAAGTTCGATGGCGAGGTCAATGCTGAGACAGGATACATTGGCGGATTTGCCATCAGCGGGAACCATATCGGTGTGTCAAGCCGTGTATTGCAGCCGGACGGTAGCTACAAAGTTGTGGATGACAGGGATGGTTTGTTCCTGTATGACACGATGATAGGCTTCAACGCCAAAGACCGACAGGCAATTTTCGGAACGTGGCATAGTCTTGGACAGCCTATGCTCACAAGGCTTGTTGACACGGCAACAGACTATACTGACAGCAACGGCAAGAAATGGGGTTTTCTACCTAAATATGGCATCATCTTCGACATAGAGAATTCCATGAGCGGCAACTTCGCCTTCGCAGGGAAAGGAAGCGGTGCACTGAATGGCTTCGTGGATGGATTCCGCTTTGATAAGGTGAAGGTGGATAAAGCCAATACCATCTATGATGTGGAGATAAAGGACAGCAACCGCCTGATTGTGGCCTGTGCCGTGAGCAATGCCGGCATAGCCCTGCCCCGTCTTCCGGCAATGCGTTCAACTCTGGGTATAGGACAGGATACACCATTTGCCTTCCGGCTGACTGTTACTTCAGACTTGGGAGCAGGAGACTTCGTGATATTCGGGCGCAACAAGAACAAGAACAGCAAGCAGGAGACACCTTGGGACAAAGAGGACTATCCACTGCTTACTACTTGGAATGGTGAACAGTGGGGGGATATGACAATGGGACAAGGAGATACTGTGGAGCTGCTGCTGGTGTATGATCCAGAGCGTACTGCACAGATAGATGGTTTCAGTACTCAATATACTGCGAGAATAATCAACAGACAGAATTAGCAACAAATATAAATCATAATGACATGGCACTGACAGAACAAGAAAAACAGGATCTGAAGCGGGATATTATTTCTCAGATAAAGAGTGAGAGTCAGGGAGTAAATGAACTGCAGGAGGTATCAAGCCTCTATGGTGTGAAGACACTCCCTGCAATGCGTGGCGAAGAACTGGTAACGGCTCCGATCAGTCTGCTGGGCAAGCCAGCCTCCGATGC